TTACCTGGGTGAGCGCTACATCCTAGATGGCGAATCTTTCAACTGGGTCAATGGTCTGGGTTACTGGACCCCTGGCACAGTTATTGACTTACAAAAGGAAACCAATGGCTAGCAGAATCCCAGGCGGTGGCAGTGTAACCCTAAACAGGTCTGGCATGCGTGACCTACTTAGGTCTAGCGCAATCCAAAACATGCTTAGTGGCAGGATGGAAAGAGTCAAGGCCGCTGTGCCAGGCTCCCAGCTTGAGGTTAGTGCTGGCGGAAACAGAGCCAGGGCCAAAGTGATAAACGGCTCTGACTATGACGAAGCAAACACAGGCGATTTGTCCAGGGCCTTAGACCTAGCGGGTGGCGATAGAGGCACCCAAGTCAAAACACGCAAACCGAAAAAGAGGACCTAATGGCGGATGCCGTAATTTTTACAGACATCATGGCCCATTTGGTGTCAAGGCTAAACGCCGCTCTAACGGCTCAGGACCGTGCTGATGTGCGAGTTGCTATAAGAGCAGACGAAACCCCCGCACAGGTCATTCTGAGGCGTGATGGTGGCACCCAGCCAAGCAAGACACTGATGCAATCTGTTATTGGTGTGACAATTTATGAGGAAAGCTATGGAGAGGCAGAGGCTTTGGCCTTGCTGACCCAGGCAATCTTTGACGATTTGCCAGATGGAAATCCCATTGTGGCAACCTCTGTTCAGTCCTCAGTTCAGGATGTAACAGACCTTAGGGGAGAGCGTAGGTTTTTGCGCTTCACCGTAAACCATAGAGGGTCAAACCTCTCAAACTAGTAAGGAATAAATCATGGCACTTGATTCAGACAATGTAAGGGTGGCCGTTTCGGGCGCTGTTTATGTCGCACCAACTGGCTCCACCGCACCAACCGATTCAGGAACCGCCCTAGATGCGGCTTTCATTGATCTTGGCTATGTCTCAGCTGATGGTATTGCTGAAAACATTGACCGCACAACCAACCAGATTAGAGCTTGGCAGAACGGTTCATTAGTGCGTGAGGTTACCTCTGAGGGAACCTACACAATCGAACTGACTTTCATTGAAACCAGTGAAGCTGTTCTAGAGCTTTACTACGGTTCAACCATTACCGGCGGTGTTTTGACTGGAGACCCTACAGCCACAGGTGGCCGTCAGTCATTCGTGATTGATGTGATTGATGGCGCTATCATTGAGCGCATCTACATCCCAGCTGGTGAAATCACCGCAGTTGGAACACGCACCCTAGCCTCAGGCGAGGCAGTGGGCTACCAGGTAACAGTGACCGCTTATGCGGATGCTGGTGCAACCACATTCAAGAAGTTCTTTAGCCAGCTAGAGGCGTAAGAAAAAGAACCCCTGAGCCGCTTTCATGCGGCGGCGGCTCAGGGCTACACTTACAGGGTGGGGCCTAAAAATCCCACCCTTAGCCGCAACACTAAGAGAGGCCGCATTGATGTCGTACGAAATAGAGCACAACAAAACCAAAATAACTTTGCCAAGCTTTAGCAATCTGCCCGTGGGCGTGATTCGTAAAGCCAGAAAACTTGAGCCTGATGACCAGATGTGGTTTATGCTTGAATCAATCCTGGATGAAAAAAGTTTGGATGTCATTGACACCATGAGCCTGTCTGAATTTACAGAGGCAATGAAAGGCTGGACACAGGGTGCACCCGTGGGGGAATCCTTGAAGTCCTCCAAATCCTAGAGGACTATAAACACGCTTTCACCTATGACTTTAGAGCCAGATTTGGCTTGGGTCTGGGAGCGCTAGGGGATGAGGTTCCCTGGCCAGAGGTAATCAGCTTGGTTTCCATCCTTATGGCAGACCCCACCAGCTGGCTACAGACAGCCAAGAACAAATGGCAACACCCAATCACTTATGAGTGGACTATCCACGCCGCAACTTATGACCTACTGGCCCAGGTGAACTCAAAGAGAAAACCAAAAGCGTGGCCAAGGCCGTGGGGCAAGCAAGACAAAACACACATTGGCAAAATAAACCGTAGGGATGCAAGAGCAATCTTACAAAAAGCTAAAGATGGAGACCTTGAATGGCAGAACAAGGTCCAATAAGGTCCGTGCGCCAGTGTTCAACTTGCAAAATAAATAAGATTTTAGGGGACTTCAGCAAACAAGCAAGCTGCAATGGTGGTTTCCGAGGTGAGTGTCAACAATGTCGCAACGAAAAAGCTCGTAAATGGTATTTGAACAATAAAGAACACCGCAAAAAAACAGCTCAATTATGGCGGGTTTTAAACCAGGACAAAATTACCAAAGCGGTTTCAGCGTGGACCAAAGCTAATCCAGACAAAAAGTCAAATCATTATCATTCTAGAAAAGCAAAGCTAAAGCAAAATGGTGTTTACCGCATAAGTGAAAAAGAACTGAAAAAGCTTTATTTTTTACCCTGTTTTTATTGTGGGGCAAACGATAAAAAAACTCAGGACCATGTAGTTCCTATTAATAGAGGCGGGAGCCACTCAATAGGTAATTTGATAACAGCATGTCAGTCATGCAATTCTTCCAAGCAAGACAAAACCATTACTGAATGGAAAATGTACTTGCAAAAAACATTAATTAAAGGTGGAGTCTAACTATGGCCGAGCAAGCTTATGCCTATGTGACACTTATCCCAGTGGCAAAGGGATTTCAAGGAGCCATTGCCAAAGAAATGGGCAGCGCTGGCGGGGCTGGTGGAGCGGCGCTTGCTACATCCACAGGAAAAGGCTTTGCTGGCAACATCAAAAAAGCTATTGGCCCAGCCATTGGGATTGCCGCTGGCGCTCTGGCCGCCGCAAAGATTGGCGGTTTTCTATCGGGGGCAGTCAGTGAAGCCACTGATCTAAAGACAGCCTTGACCGAGGTGGTAACCCTGACGGGTGCCACAGGTGATGCAGCCAAAGCCAGCCTTGGTGAGTTTGCCAGCTTGGTTGGGGATGTCTCTAAAGAGTTTGGCATTGCCCAAGACACCCTGACTAATGGACTTTACAACGCCATTTCAGCTGGTGTGCCGAAAGATAACGCTCTAAGTTTTCTACAGGTTGCCTCTAAGGCCTCCATCGCTGGAACTACAGATGTCAACACAGCGGTTGATGGTCTCTCTACAATCGTTAACGCCTTTGGCTTAGAGGCTGGAGATGCCCAGGCCGTTGCTGACTCAATGTTCACAGCGGTCAAGGGTGGAAAAACTACATTTGCTGAGCTGTCATCATCCATGTCAAATGTTGCTCCAGCAGCAGCGGCGGCTGGAGTTGGCTTTGAGGAAATCAACGCCGCAATCGCCACGCTAACCGTGGGTGGAACTGATACCTCAGTGGCAACCAACCAGCTCAAGGCCGCACTGACTGGGCTACAGCGACCATCTGAGGAAATGGATGGAATCTTCCAGGCTCTTGGACATGACAGCGCCCAGGCGGCCATTGAATCAGAGGGGCTTGGCTTTGCGTTAGGTGCGGTCAGTGATTACGCTGACGGCAACAACGGAAAGATGCAAGAGCTACTCGGCTCAATGGAGGCCGTTTCCGCTGTCCAGGTAATAGCTGGAACTGGTGCTGAGAAATTTGCCGCAGAGATAGATGCTCAGGGTGAGGCCGCTGGCTCCACAGCCGCCGCATTTGAGGAAATTGATGCGACCCGTAGCGCTGAAATAAACAAGGTTGCCTTTGACAACCTAGCGCTGACACTAGGCACAATACTTTTGCCTATCGCCGAGGGCTTCACTGACTTTTTGACCACAACATTTGTCCCCTTTTTAGAGGACAAACTAGTCCCAGCTTTTGAGGGCGTTACTGAGTTCATAATTGAAACTTTGGTCCCAGCATTTTCCGCAATCTTTGGGTTCATTAGAGACAATGTCCCAGTGATTGCCACTTTTGTGGGGGTCTTGGGTACCTTGCTTATAGCGTTCAACCTCCAGGCGATAGCTACCAAGTTGCTGATGATTGCTCAGCTAAAACTAAACGCCTCATTATTGCTAAACCCAATGGCCTTGGTGGCTCTTGCTATCGCCGCACTGGTCGCTGGCATTGTTTACCTAGCCACACAAACCACATTCTTTCAAGACATCTGGGCCGCAATGACAGCATTTGTCAGCCAGGCTTGGGAGGATTTCAGCGCCGTATTCATGGCGGTCATGGAAGCCATTGGTGATTTCTTTGTCACTATCGGCGAAAACCTAAGTGAGAGCTGGGAAAAAACAACGGCCTTTTTAGGTGAAACATGGGATGGGTTTATTGGGTTCATCACAGGCATTTGGGATGGTTTCAAAGAGGGATTTGATAAAGTCGTCAATGGGTTTCAAAGCGTATTCGAAACAGTCTTTGAGGCCATTGGCGGTTTCTTTGGTGGCATTGTAAACGGCTACATCAACATTTTTGAAACCTTTATCAACTTTGTTATTGGCGGTGTAAACGGACTCATAAACACGCTCAATAAATTACAAATCAACATACCAGGATTTGGTGATTTTGAGGGTTTCACAATCGGGTTCAATTTTGCAAACCTGTCAACTCTTTCAATTCCAAGAGTTGCCCTGGCTGAGGGTGGCTATGTTGACCGCCCAACCAACGCATTGATTGGAGAGGCTGGCCCAGAGGTAGTCATGCCACTTGACAGGTTTGAAAGTATGATGGGACTAGGACAAGGTAGTGGCAAGTCAGTCAATTATTATGCGGCACCTAATCAGTCCGTTGATTCGGAGCAAGAATTATTCCAAGCAATGCGTAGAGCTAAGGTGGTGGCAGGTTGGTAAGCGTAAACTATTCGCTCATTGGGGCAAACGGTGACACCATTGAGTTTGATTACTCAAGCTACATTCTGAACCCAGATTTTCTAGGGTTCAACATCCCGCCCGCTCAGGTCAGGATTGAAAACTCAGCTGGTGATGGTGGTGTTTTCCGCCACGCCAAAAGAGGCGTGAGAAATCTAGACCTACCAATCACAATTCTTGGAACTGACAGAGCAGATGTTCAGGCAAAGCTCAGGCGCTTAGCAAAACTGACCCAGAACAAAGCGGGGCCTCTAAAGCTAAGGGCCAATTATTCTGACGGCGTTTCCCTAGAGCTCCAAACTTATTACACAGGCGGGGCTGAGGGTCAGTGGGGAACCAGCGCTGGAATGACTTTTGCAAAGTGGGCGCTGTCGCTACAGGCACCCGCTCCATACTGGACCAGCCTGACTAGCATTTCCTATGTGATCGGCGAGGAACCAACGGGCCGTGGACTATTGCCACAGCTAACAAAACTAAAGATTTCATCCAACAACATTCTTGGCGTGGTCACGGTCAACAACCTTGGTGATGTCCCTAGCTTTCCTAAGTGGACATTTATGGGGCCTATCACTAACTTGCTGGTTTCAAATGGTACTGATTCATTTACGGTTCCAGGCACTATTGACAGCGGGGACACAATCACGGTGGACACCGCAACGGGTGAAGTGTATGACCAAGACAATGTAAATTCCTACGGCATCCTTGGGGATGCTCCCAAGCTGTTTGCTCTGGCCCCTGGTCTGAGTCAAATAACTATTACGGCTGATGACACAGAGGAATCAACCAGGGTGGCGTTTTTCTACGCTCCCAAGTTTGAGGTGGTTCACTAAATGCAAGTTGAGGAACTAATCATTGAGGTCAGAGACCCCTCAAATGCCAGAGTGGGGCAGTTTGTCCCTAGCGATCTGGTGGGCGCAAAGTTTATTCTGAGGTTCAACAATGTTGGCACTTGGGAAATGCGCTTGCCACAGGGTCACAGGCTGGCTGAGCTATTGCGCTTAGCGGGTTACGGCATAATTGTGACTGGCCCTGATGACACCGTTATTTTTTCAGGCCCTACTTTATCGGCGGCGCTGGAACAAACACCCCTAAACATTGACGGTGACTGGACCATCACGGGAGCTAGTGATGACATCATTCTGGGGGAGCGGTTAGCTTACCCCACACCCTCAACCGCTGATGTCACAGCACAGACTGATTCACATGATGTGCGATCAGGTGCCGCTGAAACCGTAATCAAGGCTTATGTGTCAGCCAACATTGGCCCGACAGCACCAGCGGCTAGGAAAATAGCTGGGCTAACAATTCAAACAGATGCCTCTCTTGGGGGAACCGTATCGGCTAACGCCCGTTTTCAGACCTTACAGCAAACAGCCTACGGGCTGGCTCAGACTGGTGGTGTGGGCTATGCCCTAGAGCAACTTGGCACTGGCCTAGAGTTTCAGGTTTATGTTCCAACTGACAGAACCTCAACCATCAGAATGGACATGGACAATAACAAGCTTTCACGGGCAAACTATTCCTATGCATCAGCCAAGGTCACTAGAGCAATTATGGGCGGCGGTGGCCAAGCGGCAGATAGAGAATTCCTTGAGGTGACAACCACGGCATCTGAGGCCGCAGAGACAGAATGGTCCCGCAGAATTGAAGTGTTTTCAGACAGCCGCAATTCAGACAACACAGGACAGCTGACCCAATCGGGTGAGGAACTTTTGGTTGATGACGGCAAGACCATAGTGCAAATGTCAGTCACCCCGTCAGATGATTTCAGCATGCAATTTGGGCGTGATTGGTACCTTGGCGATAAGGTCACCGTTGTCATCAATGATCTGGAGGCAAGTGCCGTGGTGACAGAGGTTGGCATTTCAATTTCATTTGATGGTGTACGCCTGGGCGCAACGGTAGGGACACCAGTTGGCATAGAGTATGAAGCAAGGGTGTTGGCAAAGACACAGCAACTTGACCAGAGAGTCTCAAACCTAGAGCGGCAATAGCTCCACCCAATTCAGTTAGAACTAAATAAATTCAGGCAATTCAAGGGAGAAAATAAATGGCAGAGCAATCATTCCCATTTGAAAACATAGACACCACAGAGTCTCAGTTTTCAGAGTGGGCAACTAACTTTCAAGAGACTGGGGTTCAAGGTTCACCCACTGGCACAGAGCTTGGAATTACGGTCACGGGGTCAGACCTCAACCTCACTATTGCGGCAGGCCAAGCCTTTATCCGAGGTCACTATTACATAAACACGGATGACCTAGTTCTTGCAGTGACCTCAGCGGGCGTGAACACACGCATTGACATTGTGGTGGTTGAGCTAGACCCAGAGGCCAACACGATAGTGACCAAGATTGTTTCAGGCACGGCGGTTTCAGCTGACCCCGTAGCACCTACGCTGACTCAAAGCGCAACGGGTATCTACCAGCTCCCAATTGCCACGCTAACAATCCCAACCAGCACCGTAGTGATTACCTCGGGCATGCTGACAGACACTCGGACTTTCATGGGCAACCGAATCGGCATCTGGACAACGGCAACAAGACCAGCGAACCCAACCGCTTATCAGACCCTTGGTTATAACACCACGATTGGTTCCCACGAATCTTGGAACGGCACCTCTTGGGTTGGATTCTTTGACCCGATAACTACCGCTGGTGACTTGGTTGTTGGTGACGATACAGGTCAAGCTTCACGCTTAGGGGTCGGAGCAAATGACCAAGTTTTGACGGTGGTGGCAGGTGCTCCCGCTTGGGCAGACGGCGGCGGCGGCGGCAATTACTACAACATCACAGCGGCAGGGACTTACACCGTTTCACTAGCGGCGGGTTTGTATTCTGTTGCTTCCACTGGTGAAGTTACTGTCGGTGGGGTATCGGTAGATGGAAACTTAGGTTTGGTCAATTATGCAAGCGACATAACTTCTATAGTCCCACCCGAAGATGGCGCTACTTGGACAACTCGAACATCAGGTTTTGGGACTACTAATATCTATGGCGTGACTTACGGCGATGGGCTTTATGTTGCAGTCGGTTTATCGGGAAAGCTCACCACCTCACCCGATGGCACTACTTGGACAACTCGGACATCAGGGTTTGGGACTACTAATATCCTTGGCGTGACTTACGGCGATGGGCTTTATGTTGCTGGCGGTGACGATGGAACCCTCACAACCTCAACCGATGGCACGACTTGGACTACTCGAACGTCAGGGTTCGGGACTACTGCTGACATCTGGGGCGTGACTTACGGCGATGGGCTGTATGTTGCGGGTGGTGACTCAGGAAAGCTCACCACCTCAACTGACGGAACGACTTGGACAACTCGCACATCAGGGTTTGGGACTACTCGTATCCAAGGCGTGACTTACGGCGATGGGCTGTATGTTGCCGTCGGTGAGTCAGGAAAGCTCACCACCTCAACCGATGGCACTACTTGGACAACTAGAACATCAGGGTTTGGAACTACTGATATCCGTGGCGTGACATACGGAGATGGGCTTTATGTTGCTGTCGGTGAGTCAGGAAAGCTCACCACCTCAACCGATGGCACTACTTGGACAACTAGAACATCAGGGTTTGGAACTACTGATATCCGTGGCGTGACATACGGAGATGGGCTTTATGTTGCTGTCGGTGAGTCAGGAAAGCTCACCACCTCAACTGATGGAACGACTTGGACAACTCGCACATCAGGGTTTGGGACTACTAGTATCCTTGGCGTGACTTACGGCGATGGGCTGTATGTTGCCGTCGGTTATTCTGGAACCATGACTACCTCAGAGTTTGAAGCTCTATACCTATCGCTAGAACTAAAATCCCCAGTAACTACTTTGTCTTAAGAGAAAAGAGAAAACAATGACTCGCTACACTTTTGAAATTGACACCGATAACGCAATCAGAATCTGGGACAGCGAAAACCCAAACGATAACGGCGCACCTTTTATGTTTCAGCCAGACTGGCCAGATGTAACCCCTTGGTCAGATGCAGCTCAGGCAACCGATTGGGCTGAGGTATTTATCGCTTCACTGGTAGACCCTGAAAGCGAGTTTGTGGCGGGTAACTCACCCGATACTCACCCAGCTATTCGCCCAGAGCCAGAACCAGAAATCGCACCTGAGTAATGGAAGAAAAAGAGCCTCACGCTAGGGTCACTCTCCAAATGCTCTATTCAAAGCAACTGGAAAATGAACGCCTACTAATTCAACTCACAGCCAAACTTGGCTACTTGGACACGGTTCCTGAGCGGGTTGCCCAGCTAGAAATTCAGCAAGCCAAAAATGCTTGGATTGAAAAGATAGCTTGGGCCGCCCTAGTCGGTTCCGTGCTGGGAATTGTCAACCAATTGACGGGAACACTATGAAAAAATACAAGCCCAAGAAACGGAAAGGCTAATGACTAAAAAGAAAAACACACCCAATGCTGAGTTCAGGGATTGGGATTTTGTGCCCGCTGATGAATTTTTGCCGCCGCAAAAAGCACCTACCCACATCATGGCTGAGCGTGAAAACATTCTGACGGTTGCCCAGCTACACCTCCCAGAGGGGATGACTAGGCACGAATACGCCCTCCAGCTGATGAAGCTCAACACTTCATTTGAAGTGGGCAGGACCATCAACCTTGTCTAGGTGGCAGCACCCATTCCCCGAGAGCACGATCACCAGCCGCTTTGGCGTGACCGTCAGGCGCACTAACCCGCACAGGGGAACTGACTACGCACCTGGAGCTAATGCGCTTATTCCAGCCGTCACTGACGGTGAGTGTGTGGCTGTCCAGTGGTCTGATGTTCTTGGCTGGGTGATGATTCAGGCGGCATCAACTGGTATTCATTACATTGGTTATTGCCATCTGTCTTGCAACGCCCATGGCATAAATTGTCAGGGGCCCTCAAAGCACACTGATGGCTCAACCTGTATGGTCAGACTGGCCCCAGGTCACATGCTAAAAAAGGGTGACCCAGCTGGGAGATGCGGAAACACGGGCAGTGCATCCAGAGGGGCACATTTGCACATCACGCTGAGCACATCCCTCAAGGGTGTGTTTTATGGCAAGGTGTATGACATAGCCAAGTTCATAAACAAACAGCTGAAAAAGAAACCAGAGGTGTGCAAGTGTTGCAAAAGGCCGCTATAAAACGCATAGCAAAGACCGCCCTAGACGGGTTGTTTTTCCTAGGTGGTGAGTCCAAGACTGAAACCGATAACTGGAAGTTCAGACGGCGGCTAATTTACGGCGCTTATAGATTGGCAGTTGCAATAATTTTGTTTGGAGCCCTGACCTTTTTCTGGGACACAGGCGTGAGTAATAACCTAGTTACTGGTGGCATAGCTTTGCTGACAATAATTGTGACCGCCTACACAGCCTCAGCAACCTTTGAGGACATCAAGAGAAATAACAGACAGGACCTAGAACCATGAAGATCTTTACATTAGAATTTTGGAGCTACGCTGGCGAGAGAGCCATCAAGACATTTGCACAGGCGGCCATTGCGGCCCTTGGAGCTGGAAGTGTTGGCCTCTTTAGCATTGACTACGCTGGACTGATCAGCGTTTCAGCCGGTGCCGCTTTGCTATCAGTGCTAACATCAATCGTGGCTAAATCCAAAGCCTAAATAATTAACACCCCATCACCGTGTAATGGCGTGGTGGGGTTGTCTCTTACCCCAACAAAAAAGACCCTCAGCTAATTGCTGGGGGTCTTTTTTTTGTGCCTAAATTATAGTTTCCTTTTCAGCTTCACACGCTCTCTGTGTGTTAGCCCACCCCAGAGCCCGTGGGCCTCATTGTTGGCAATGGCATACTCAAGGCAAAGCGCCTGGACAGGACACCTATTGCAAAGTTTCCTAGCCACGGTGTAGCTGGGTCCCATCCCTGGAGTCTCAGTTGGAAACCATGCATCAGGGTCACTGTCACGGCACCCAGGAATAACCTTAGATTCTTCAATCGTTTCATTTAGTTTGTTCCAAAGGTCCCTAGCCTCACGGGTCTCAAACATTCCAGCACCCTGGGCACATCTGGTGCTCTGAGCGGCTAATGCTCCAGCCGTATTTCCAGCCAAGCTTCATCACCTCTGACATGCTCATAGGGATTTGTGTGGTTTGCTCCGTGAACATAGTGTGACATTTGGAACAGTTCATGTCCCAGATGCCCACATCATTTAGTTTTATCAATGTCTTACCTTTCGTGTATGGTGAAATCATTACACATTGAAAGGACAACATGCAAATCCAAACAGCAAAGCACTTGGGAACATTTGACAGCTCCCAGCCAGAGTGGCATGAACTACGAAAGGGCAAGGTGGGCGGATCCTTAGTTGGCACAATAGCGGGGCTAAACAAATGGGAGTCACCCTATACGGCTTGGGCAAAGTTCTCAGGGCACATTCCTGATCATGTACCAGACAGCCCACCAATGGAATGGGGCCGCAGACTTGAGGGCGTTGTGCTGGACAAGTTCGAAGATGAACACCCAGATCTAACCATCCAGCGAGATGTTGGGACCTGGCAAAGCCTTGAGCACTCATTCCAGATTGCCAATGTTGACGGGCTGGCACAGGAAACTGACGGCACCCTCAGCGTGGTGGAAATCAAGACCGCAAAATACCCAGATGATTGGGCTGATGGTGTGCCTAGTTATTACCTCACGCAGGTCCAGTGGTACATGAGCACCCTCGGTCTGAAAAAGGCTTATGTGGCTGTTCTTATCGGCGGGTCTGACTATCGTGAGTTTGAGGTCAAGGCTGATGTGTTCCAGCAATCGGCAGACATGATGATGGTGGAGCAATTCCTAGAGTGTGTTGATGAAAACACAGCACCAGATTGGGATGGTTCAACCAGCACCTATGAAAGCGTGAGGCGGATGAACCCAAACATTCAGG